AAGATGAAGTGAGATGAAAGCCCCACAACAGAGCCTGAAGGCTTGGACGGAGCAAAAATGGCGCACAAAGAGTGGCAAGCCATCGTCGAAGACTGGCGAAAGGTACCTGCCAGAAGGCGCTATCAAAGCTTTAAGTCCAGCCGAGTACGCAGCGACAACGAAGGCGAAGAGGGCGGGGAAGAAGAGTGGCAAGCAGTTCGTCGCGCAACCAAAACGCATAGCCCAGAAGACCGCGAGGTTTAGATAATGGCTTTTACAACCAACACAACGGCGTTCAACCCTGACCTCAACGAGATATTCGAAGAGGCGTTTGAGCGTTGTGGCTTGGAGCTGCGTACGGGCTACGACTTCCGTACTGCACGTCGGTCGCTGAACTTCCTAATCGGGGAGTGGGCGAACCGGGGTATCAACCTGTGGACGATTGAGCAGGGCTCGATCAACTTGGCTCAAGGGGTAACTACGTATGATCTACCTAATGATACCGTTGATCTTATTGAACATGTTATTCGCACTGATTCCGGACAAGGCCCTAATCAGACGGATTTGAATATTACCCGTATCTCGGTCTCGACCTACTCGACCATCCCGAATAAACTGGCGCAAGGTCGCCCGATTCAGGTCTGGATTAACCGGCAGTCGGGGCAAAAGGTTGGGTCTAACGCAGCTACACCGAAAAACCCGCAGATAAATGTGTGGCCTGCGCCGGATCAGGGTACGACTCAGCAGCCGTATTACATATTCTATTACTGGCGCTTGAAGCGTATTTACGATGCTGGCGACGGCACGAACGTAATCGACATCCCGTTTCGCTTCCAGAACTGCTTGGTGGCGGGGCTGGCGTACATGTTGGCAATGAAGAAGGATGGCGTGTCGTTAGACAGATTGAATATTCTCAAGACGCAGTACGACGAGGCTTGGGAGTTGGCGTCGAGCGAAGATCGCGAGAAGGCTGCGGATCGCTTTGTGCCACGTGAGTATTTCATCTCTTAACTATGGGAAACAGGTTTTCCAGCGGTAAGAACTCGATTGCGGAATGTGACCGCTGCGGGTTCAGGTTTAAGCTGAAGGTCTTGAAGAAGTTGGTTATTAAGACCAAGCAGGTTACGATCAAGGTGTGCCCGACATGCTGGGAACCAGATCAGCCGCAGTTGCAGTTAGGTATGTATCCGGTGCAAGACCCGCAGGCGGTGAGAGAGCCAAGACCGGATGTGAGTTATAGACAAGCTGGCTATACCGGGTTGCAGTTGACGTTGAATACGGACTTCGGTGACCCGTCAGGCGGTAGCCGGGTAATTCAGTGGGGCTGGGCTCCGGTAGGTGGGGCAAGTGGAAGCGATGCGGGATTGACGCCAAACAACTTAACGTCGCCGTCCCAAATAGGTAGTGTAACAATCTCGTAGGAGTAATCATGGATAAGAAAGCATCAATGAAGCGCGTCGCTGAGCAGGCAGTCAAAGGCCACGAGAAGCGTATGCACGGAGCCAAGAAGATGGCAAAGGGTGGTGTGACCTCTGAACAGATGAAGGCGATGGGCCGTAATCTGGCACGGGTTGCAAACCAAAAATCGGGCTGATAATGGCTAAATACTCACAAAAGCAGGGTGGCAAAGAAGTAGGCCAAGCTGCTGTTTACGCGGAGCCACATACTATGGACGGTAAAAAAGTTAAGGCTGATCTGCCATACACGGCGGGCGCTAAAGTTATGACCGAGATGAACCCATCGGTCGCAGGTATCTCTAAGGGTAACTACAAAGAAGCCAAGACGACCGGCATCAAGATTCGCGGTACCGGTGCTGCTACTAAAGGCGTGATGGCACGAGGCCCAATGGGTTGAGGTGAGCCGTGAACTATAACGAGCTGTTCATTGCGGTCAAAAATTACCTTCAGAACGACTTTCCAACGAATACTTGGACAAGTTCAGGAGGGACAGGAGTTGTTACGTCTGATGGCGCAAGCCAGATAAACCTGTTCATTCAACAGGCTGAAGAGCGCATTTACAACTCAGTACAGATTCCTGCACTCCGCAAGAACGTAACGGGTATAACCACCGGTAGTAATAAATACTTGTCATGCCCATCTGACTTTCTATCGGTCTTCTCGATAGCAGTGATTGATGGCGACGGTAACTACGAGTACCTACTGAACAAAGATGTAAACTTTATCCGGGCGGCGTATCCAAACCCGAATACTGAAGGACTGCCTAAGTACTACGCGTTGTTTGGCCCGACTGTTATACCTAGCGTTCCCTCTTCAATAATTACAAACGAGCTTAGCTTTATCCTTGGCCCAACCCCTGACGACGCATACAATGTTGAATTGCATTACTACTATTACCCCGAGTCAATTATCCAAGGGGGCGTTAGCGCACTTGATTTACCGACTCTTCAAGGCGGTTCTGGGTACCAAAACGGAGTTTTTTATAATGTACCGTTAACGGGCGGGACGGGCTCCGGCGCTGTTGCAACTATTGAAGTGACCGGGGGAGCAGTTACTTCCGTAACGATAACAGAACCCGGTTCCTCTTATTCTGGGGGCGATGCCTTGTCCGCAAGTTTGTCGGGCGGGTCAGGATTTTCTGTCCTAGTAATGTCAGTAACTAATCTTACTGGCACTTCATGGCTGGGCGACAACTACTCGCCAGTATTGCTATACGGTACTTTGGTTGAGGGCTACACCTTCTTAAAGGGCGAGCAGGACTTGATTGCTCTGTACGAGAAAAAGTACCAAGAGGCGCTTAGTCAGCTCAACCGTCTGGGCACAGGTCTGGAGCGTGGCGATGCGTACCGCGACGGTCAGGCAAAGATTAAGGTCAACCCATGATTCAGCAAGGACTGACAAACAGTTTCAAACAAGAGATGCTCCAAGCAGGGCAGAACTTGGCGACCGACACGCTAAAGATGGCGTTGTATACGGCGTTTGCTGATATTGGGCAATTAACCACTGTGTACACAACGGCGAATGAAGTGACCGGCACAGGTTATACGGCGGGCGGCGTGACCATGACGGGCGTGACTATTAGCACAGAGACTACCGGCCCTAACGCTGGTACGGTGTACGTAGACTTTAACAATGTGTCATGGCCCGGTGCTAATTTTGAGGCTCGTGGTGCTTTGATCTACAACACCACTCGTAGTAACAAGACCGTAGCAGTGCTGGACTTCGGTTCAGATAAGACGTTTACTTCAACCAACAACACCGTCACTATGCCAGCTAACACGGCTACGACGGCTTTAATTCGTTTTCCTTAAGGAGTTATCATGCCTATCGCAAAATCGCAAATGGGTGAAAGTGTTCAGGCTGGCGTGGGCGCACTCACGACTAGCGATGGGCGCGTCAAGTTTGGTGGTGTGTTTAAGGTCGAGTGTTTCGGCCCTGACGGTCAGAAGAAGTGGGAGGATGAGTTCCACAACCTCGTCGTCAACGAAGGTTTGCAAGACTTGAACACTAAGTACTTTAAGGCTTCTGGCTATACCGCCGCTTGGTATCTTGGTCTAATTACTGGCCCCGGCTCAAGCACTACGTATAACGCAGGTGACACGTTAGCCTCTCATGCTGGTTGGACTGAAGATACTAACTACTCCGGCAACCGTAAATCTGTGACGTTTGGTAATGCTACTTTGGCTGACCCATCTGTGATCGATAACTCGGCAAGCCCTGCTGTGTTTAACATCAACAACACAACGACGGTTGCTGGTGCGTTCTTGGCGACAGTTGCATCTGGTACGTCGGGCATTCTGTTCTCAGAAGGTGACTTTACCGGCGGCGACAAGATCGTGGCTAACGGCGATACGTTGAACGTCACTTACACCTTCTCGGCTGACGCTGTTTAATTAAGGAGCAGTTATGGCTACTATGTTTAAAAAAGGCGACACCGTAAAACTAGCTGTCGCTGTTCCGCAGGGGCCGGTTGAAGCCCTACGTATGGATGAAGACGGTAATTTTTATTATTTGATTTCGTGGACTGATGCTAACGGTTCGGTGCAATCGCGTTGGTTTGAAGAGGCACAGCTAACTGCTGCGTAAAAGGTAAAGGCGCATGTTTGGGTTTTCAGCTCTTTCAGAAGCGCCTTTTTCCGCGTTACCTGTAGTCGGCGGGCTAAATCTATTTGTCAGTATTGATGAGGCAATAAATGTTTCATCTACAGAAGTTGCGGCTGTTTTACTCCCAGTAAACATCGATGAAGATGTGCAGTTTAATGATGCTGTATCTGGAGCGCAGACCGCTGTAGGGGCAATTAGTGAAGCGGTAAACGCTAACGCCGTTGTCGAAGATGAGAGATTTGTTTTTGCCGACAGTGCGGAGTCTGTAAGGTTTAGTGAAATAGTAGCCCCGCAGATTGTATTTGATGGGCAGGTTGACGAAGACGCACAGTTTGATGCTACCGTTTCAGGATTACAAACAGCGTTTGCTGTTACGTCCGAAGAAATAAACTTTAATGATGCGATTACGGGGCAGGTTGATTTTGTTAGCGCCGTAGCAGAGTCTGGGTCGTTTACAGCTACTTTCTCTGGTGCACAAACAGCGAATGGCAGCATAAGCGAAGAAGGGCATTTCAGTGCGGCAACAGACGGCATTAACCAAAGCCGTGGAGAGGTTGCAGAAACAGTAGAGGCTTATGATTTAAATATCGGCACGTCCATCCTTATCAATGTTGTTGAAGATCGTGTTGAGGTGATTAGCACGGTCTCCGGGGTTCAGACAGCTTTTGGTTTAATAGCCGAACAAGTAGACACAGCAGTAACGCAGTCAGTGCAAGCTAGTTTTGTGGTGGCACAGGATGAAGAAATTGATGCAAGTGTTGCAGCTACAACGCAGGTTAGCTTTACGGCAGATGTAGATGAAGACGCTCAATTTGACGCTACTGTCTCCGGGGCTCGCATAACATCTTCGGTAAATAGCGAGTCAATCAATGTAAGTAGCACTGAGGCAGCACAAGCAGATTTTGTAGGTTTGATCGTTGAGCAAGGTAATTTTAATACTGCGATAACGGTGCAAACAGACTTTAGTGCGGATATAGATGAAGACGCACAGTTTGACGCAATAAATGCAGCAATACAAATAGCTGTAGCAGCGCAGAATGAAACAGCAAACTTTAGTGATACAGAGGCAGCACAGGTTGACTTTGTAGGTACAGTGTCAGAAGAAGTAAATGTAAGCAACGCACAATCAGCTTTAGCAAATTTTGTAGCTAGTATTACAGAACAGGGCAGGATTAGTAGCACACAGTCCACATCAGCTAACTTTATTGCGGCGCTACAAGAGCAAGCTAGGTTCTTTGATTCTAATTTTGCACGGTACCTGTGGGAGCTAATTAACGATGGACAGATTCCTAACTGGCAAAATATAGGCAGTGACACTTCGCCGCAATGGGGATTAATTCAATCGGATGCGCCACCCGGTTGGCAACCCATAGATAGCAGCACGTCGCCGAGCTGGGATGAGATTGATACTAGCTCATCTAGCAACTGGCAAAAGATAGACACGGTGTGAGGGTAATATGCCTTTAGTATTAGCGGATCGAGTTAAAGAAACAACGATTTCTACTGGCACGGGCACCATTACACTTGCCGGTACTGTAGCAGGATTCCAATCGTTTTCTGTGATTGGTAATGGCAATACCACCTATTACACCATCGCCGGTCAGGGTACTTCCGAATGGGAAGTAGGCATCGGCACTTACACCGTTTCTGGTACTACACTTTCCCGTGACACAGTGCTGGCTTCCAGCGCAGGTGCGCCAACAAAAACAAACTTTTCTGCTGGCACCAAAGATGTGTTCGTGACATACACGGCAGCTAGGTCTGTGAACGTCGATGGCGCTACGATAGACACGTTCGGGATGGGTGCAGTACAGGGCGATCTCTTATACGCGTCTGCGGCGGATAACTTTGCTAGGTTAGCAAAAAACACCACAGCTACTCGCTACCTCTCTAATACGGGGGCAAATAACGACCCTCAATGGGATCAAGTTAACTTAGGCAATGGTGTAACAGGCACTCTTGCCGTGGCAAATGGGGGTACTGGTCAAACTACCGCGTTGATCCCAGCAGGCGTAATTGTCATGTGGTCTGGCACTATCGCCTCCATACCTTCTGGCTGGGCGCTGTGTGACGGAACGAGCGGGACGCCTGATTTGCGGAACCGTTTTATTGTTGGTGCGAGTGTAGATAGCGGCGGGCAGTCTGTTACTACGATCACAGGTGCCAACACAAAGACTGGCGGTTCTAAAGACGCAACGCTACCAAGCCACGCCCACACAACGTCTGATCCGGGTAGTTTTATTACTGGTAGTGTCGGAATGGATGCGGGCGGTAGTGCAGGTACTTTTTCGGGCCCCACCGGGGCATTCACGGTATCTAACTCGACCACAATATTTGTAGGTCAAGGCGGCTCTGCTACAAACCGTTTTAACAGAAGATTCACCCTTACTGCTGGTTCGCATACTCATACAATCAGCACAGTGGGTTCATCCAGCACCGACGCAAACCTGACACCATATTATGCTCTTGCGTATATTATGAAAACGTAATCTTAATAGGATTTTAAGACATGATTACTAAAATAGATGCACTAGCTTCTTTATGCCCCGATGCTGATTGGGAAATCTCAGAACATGGTGTTATTTGGAAAGACACCAACCAAGCGTGCCCTACAGACTCAGAAATCGAAGCTGAAATTGCGAGACTGCAAATAGAATATGCGGCTGATGAATATAAACGCCAACGCGCCGCAGAATATCCGTCGTTTGCTGATCAGTTTGATTTGTTATATCACGGCGGTTATGACGCATGGAAGGCAGTGATTAGTGCAGTAAAAGCTAAATACCCAAAACCGGAGTAAATAAATTGACCCGCTAACCCTACTCGCTGCTGCCAACGCCGCTGTCGCTGCTGTCAAAGCTGGGTGCAAGCTTTACAAGGACATCAAAGGCGCAGCGGGAGAAGTTGGCGATGTACTAAAAGACCTGAAGGAGCAGTACAACAAGATAGTAGACCCGACACCTGCGCAAAAAGCACAGTACCACGCCGAAGTGCAGCGGGTGCAGGAGATAGCCAAGGCTGACCCGAACGACGTATTCACCGACATCGGCACTCAGTTAGGCGTGCTGATGGATACGCATGACGAGATTAGTAAGCTGTTACTGAAAGAGCAGATCGAAGCCAAGCAAGTCTACAAGGGTGAAGAGAGTATAGGTAAGCGGGCGTTGCGGCGGATACTGATTAACTCAAGACTGGATGCGATATGGGCAGAAGTCAGAGAAACGATGGTGTACAAAGCCCCGCCAGAATTGGGTGCACTGTGGGGTAAGTTTGATGAGATGCGGCAGAAGATTGTTGCCGAACAGGAGATAGCCCACGCAGAGGAACTTAGACTGGCTCAGATAGCATCATGGCGACGCAGAAAAAGAATAGCGGAAATCAGGGCAAAGGCAATGTGGGTTTCGGCAGTACTCTTCGTAATAGTATGGGCGGTGGGAATAATGTGGCTGACGACAAGAAGCATGATTACGAGAACGTCCCTTGGTCATTGATCGTTGTGGTGTTGGCTGTGGTGCTGATGTTCTTTATTGTGATGCCGGTCTTGGCGTTTATGTACTACGACATGTACTACGCAACACAAGCTGCGGTGCATGAGGTCAGGAAGATGAAAGAACTGCGGCGCGAGATTCAGATTGAAAGGATGTACGACAGATGATTACGTTGGCACAATTCAAGAAGTTCGCCCCGCACACCAAGTACGCACAGCAGTGGTACGACACACTCTTTAGCCCGCAGACTGAGTTGGGCGGCAAGTCTCTCCTAGATGAATACCAGATCAACACCCCGAAGCGCGTTGCAGCATTCTTAGCGCAGTGTGCCCATGAGTCGGGCGGCTTTGTGTTTGTCACCGAGAACTTGAACTACAGCGCGTCCGGCTTGATGCGTGTCTTCCCTAAGTACTTTCCTACCCAAGACCTCGCTAAGCAGTACGAGCGCAATCCGCAGAAGATCGCCAGCCGTGTGTACGCCAACCGGATGGGTAATGGGGACGAGGCGAGTGCCGAGGGCTTCAAGTTTCGCGGACGCGGGATTTTGCAGCTGACTGGCAAGGACAACTATTTTTGGTTCGGTGCATCACTTGACCTAACCCCGGAGCAAGCGTCGGAATACTTGGAGACCTTCGAAGGTGCAGCCCAGTCAGCTTGCTGGTTCTGGGAGACGAACAAGTTAAACGCGTTGGCAGACGCTGGCGACATCAAGCAGATGACTAAGCGGATCAACGGCGGCTATATTGGATTGGCGGATAGGGAGCATCACTATGAAATTGCGTTGGCTATGCTTGATACTGGCAGTCGTTTGGCTTAGTGGGTGTGAGCGGATTAGATACTTTTGTCAGAATCCAGAAAACTGGGACAAACCGCGCTGCCAACGTCCACAATGTGCTGTAACAGGAACCTGCCCGGATCAGTTGCTGAAACCGGAAATGCTGAAAGAGGAACCCAATGAACCCGCTAAAACTAATAAGCCAGTTCCTTGCAATGACGCAGGAACAACACGATGCAGTAATTAAGTTCTGTATCGCTGTTACGTTCTGCTGCACCGTGATCATTATGGTGGGCGTGAGCTTGTACTCGGTAGTATTTGTCGAGCAGCCGATGAGCGGGATGGCTCCGGCGGACAAGCAGTTCTTCCTGATCCTGTCAGACATGAGCAAATATATTCTTGGCTCACTGGCAACCCTGCTTGCAGTCAAAGGCAAGGACGCGCTCCAGCAGTTCGTGCCACCCGGCCTGTCTACCGCAGCCGAGCGTGAGGACAAGCCGACCCCGCCAGCACCCAAGGCCCCTGCACCAGCCCATGCACCCGTGCGTATGGAGCCAACCATTGACCCTATTAGTTCAGCGCCGTCTGTAGCCACAGGCTATGGCGGCAAACCCGCCCCCGTACAACCCCCACACCCGGAGATTTCGTAATGTTTATCTACGCTCGTATGGCTGTTACCGTTATTGCAAGTTTATTCTTGGTCTTCCAGATTCACGCGCAGGAGGTGAAGAAGGTCTGCAACAAGCAGAAGGACAACAAGGGTAAAGAGGTACAGGTCTGTAAAGAGATCAAGATTCACAAGAAGCTCGACGGCACAAAGGTACCGCCAAAATGAACCCGTGGGTGATACTCGGCTTTGTGTTAGCTGTTGGCGCGGCGGCTGGGGGCGGGTATTATAAAGGCAATTCTGCTGGTAAATCTGAAGTGCAGGCTGAGTGGGCGAAGGAAAAGGCTGAGCAGTACGCCGCTTACGCCAAGGGGCAAGAAGAAGCCCGACAACGTGAGCAAGAAATGCAACAGGCGGCGGACAAGCTGCGGAGGGAAAAGGATGCGCAGATCAGGGATATTAATGCTCGTGCTACCGCTCTTACTAACAGCTTGCGCGACAGGCAGGAGCGCCCCGCCCAAAATGGTACCGCCTCCGGTACCGCCCGATCTTGCGCTGGAGCCTCCGGTGCGGAATTGGCAAAAGGAGATGGAGAGTTTCTTGCAGGGTACGCTGCCGACGCAGCCCGTCTCCAAGCAGCCCTCGACCAATGCGTCAAACAATACAACGCCGTCAGGCAAAAGTAAGGAATAGCCATGCCTAGTTCATACAACAACAATCTGCGTCTTGAGATGATTGCTACCGGGGAGCAGTCTGGTACATGGGGCTCTACAACTAATAATAATCTTGGTACGCTGATTGTCGATGCTATTACAGGCATGACTTCAGTTACTACGAATACAAGCCCCTACACACTAACGGCATTAAATGGTGCAGCTGATCAATCCCGTGCTGCGGCGCTTCAATTACAGACAAGTACTGGGGCTGACTTTACTGTCGTAGTCCCCACGGTGACTAAACTGTACGTTGTTAAAAATGTAGACCCCACATACTCAGTTACAGTTAGAACGGCTGCTGGCTCTGGAGTTGTTGTGCCCGCTGGAAAAACAGCGTTAGTGCGCTGTGATGGTACTAATGTCGTCGAACAACTTAATTATGTAGCAGGCGCTTTTGAAGTTAACGGCGTGACTACTTTTTCGGGCGCATCTACATTTGGAAGCACAGTAACTTTAGACGCTGACCCTACACTCTCTCTTCAAGCTGCTACTAAACAATACGTAGACTCAGCGGTTGCTAGTGGTGTTCCTACTGGGGTACTTACTATGTGGCCCACTGGTACCGCGCCTACTGGTTGGTTGTTGTGTAACGGTGCAGCAGTATCTCGTACTACTTACGCAGCTTTGTTTGCTGCAATTGGTACTACGTTTGGCGCAGGAGACACGACTACAACTTTTAACCTACCTGACTATCGGGATAGGATGCCTATCGGCGCAAATACTATTGCTGCATCAGTTGGGGCAACTGGCGGTAGTGCTAATGCTACGTTAGTAAGCCATAACCATTCGACATCCGATCCGGGTAGTTTTATTACTGGTAGTTTCGGAATAGATGCGGGGGGTAGTGCTGGCATACTTAGTGGTGGGTCTGGCGCATTCACGGTAACTAACCTGACCACAAAATTTGTACAGGAAGGTGGCACTTCTACAAATCGTTTTGGTAGGGGGCTCTCAATGACTACTGGTTCCCATACCCATACAATTAGTACGGAAGGTTCTTCAGCTACCAACGCAAATATGCCTCCGTATCTCGGCATTAACTTCATTATTAAGACGTAAGGAGCCACCGTGCCCCTACAGAAACTACAGTTTCGCCCCGGTGTAAACCGCGAAGGCACGACGCTTGCCAACGAGGGTGGCTGGTTTGATTGCGACAAGGTGCGATTTCGTTCTGGCTACCCTGAAAAAATCGGTGGTTGGGCCGCTGCGTCTTATACGACGTTTCTAGGTGTGTGCCGTTCACTGTGGAATTGGGTAACACTTAAAAACTTTAACCTCGCAGGTGTTGGCACTAATCTTAAATTTTATGTAGAAAACGGCGGTGCTTATTACGACATCACCCCTATACGCCTAAACACAACAAACACTACGACGTTTGCAGCGACTAATGGGTCTACAACTATTACAGTAACTGATACCGGAGCGTCCGCATTACAGACAGGGGATTTTGTTACGTTTTCTAACGCAGTAAGTCTTGGTGGCAATATAACCGCCACAGTGCTTAACGCTGAGTTTGAAATTCAATCATTATTATCGGGAACGCAATACACCATTACAAGCCCAGTAGCTGCAAACGCATCTGATATTGGTAATGGTGGTAGTGCCACTGACGCTGCATATCAGATCAGTGTAGGCCCCGTTATTAATACTGTTGGTACAGGTTGGGGTGTCTCCCCGTGGGGTGGCTTTATTCCGGGTAGTGTTTCGTCTACGTTAAATGGTGCTATTGATAACGTAGTAACGACGATCACCGTGGTAAGCACTTCTGCCTTTACTGCCAGCGGCGCTATCTGGATCAATGGTGAATACATAACGTATTCAGGCAAAACAGCTACCGACTTTACCGGTTGCGTTCGCGGTGCTGATGGCACAACTGCTGCGTCTCAAAGTAACGGCGCTTTAGTTTCGCAAGCCACAGCATTCCCCGGCTGGGGCGAAGGCTACTTTACTTCTACTGGCCCTGAGATTGCCCTGCGCTTGTGGAGCCAAGCTAACTTCGGTGAATATTTACTGTTCAACCCGCGCGGTGGAGCTATTTATATCTGGCAACCCGCTTCTGGGGCAACACCCAATTTTACTGAGCGTGGCGTAATTTTATCTCCTACGTCGGTCACTCCAGTTGGTTGGACTACGACAGTAACAGATGCTTATTGCCCGTCGCTAGTCAACGAAATTCTTATATCCGACCAGTCGCGTATATTGATTGCATTTGGCTGTAATGACCCAAGCGGTGTTTACTGGCCTACTACACTTGATCCGATGCTCATTCGTTGGTCTGACGTAGAAAACTACGGGGTGTGGCAACCCGATCTTGCAACCAATCAGGCGGGAGACGCACGGCTATCTCACGGCTCCTACATTGTCGGTGCGCTACAGACTCGTCAGGAAATTCTTATTTGGACTGATACGGCTATTTACGCCATGCAGTACATCGGGGCACCGTTGGTTTGGCAGATCACACTGCTTGCAGACAACCTTTCAATTGCTTCGCAAAACGCGATGGCTACCGCTGCCGGTTCTGTATATTGGATGGGGGTTGATAAGTTCTATACATACACAGGTCGGGTAGAAACACTGCCTTGCGCCTTGCGTCAGTATGTGTTTGAAGACATTAACCGCGAGCAACAAGAACAATTCTTTGCGGGCACCAACGAGGGTTATTCGGAAATCTGGTGGTTCTACTGCTCCAAGAACTCAAACGTCATTGACCGCTATGTGATCTTCAACTACCTTGACCGTGTTTGGTATTACGGCACATTGAGTAGAACAGCTTGGCTTGATAGTCCATTACGTGAATTCCCGTTGGCTGCAACTTCGACCAATCTATTGGTTTATCACGAAGCGGCGGTTGACGACGGCAGCACTAACCCACCAAGCCCTATCAGTGCTTACATTCAGTCTTCTGATTTTGATATTGAAGATGGGCATAACTACGGGTTTGTGTGGCGCATGTTGCCCGACATTACGTTTAACGGGTCTACTACACCGTCGCCAAACACGCCTAGCGTCAAGTTTGTAGTGCGCCCACGACAAAACCCCGGCTCTGGTTATGGCGTATCACCTAGCCCAACCATTAAGTCCACAGAATCGTACGCAGGTCAGCAGATATACAACGTGCAGAAATTTACCGAGATTGTGTATACAAGAATCCGTGGTCGGCAGATGGCGTTCAAAATTGAATCAGACACGTTAGGTACGCAGTGGCAGTTGGGTGTGCCAAGACTTGATGTACGGCCTGACGGGAGACGTTAATGACAACACAAGTAGTTGTCACTGAATCAATACAACTTACTCGGACAAGAGCGCCGACGTTACCGTTTGCGCCAGTAGAGTACGACCGGGGGTACCACGACACTCTTAACAACATCCTGCGTCAGTACTTTAACACGCTGGACAACTTTATCGCACAGCTTATGGCCTCTACTAGCGGAACAATACCTGTCTCCATCGGTGGGACAAACCTAGATGCCTTTGGACGCGTCCGGGTAAGTGAGCCGTTTACGCTGTTTGACTCCTCTCATCGTTATTCAGACAACAACCTATGGTCTACGAGTACCACGGGTACCGCCGCTGCGACGTTCAGCGCAGATGAAGGTTTGGTGAATTTGACGGTAGGCAGTGCAAACAATGATGAGGTAGTAAGAGAGACGATAAAAGTTTTTGCGTATCAGCCGGGTAAGAGTTTGCTGGTAATGAGTACCTTTGTCATGGGTACGGCTAAAGCTGGACTGCGTCAGCGCGTTGGCTATTACGGTTCGGCTAACGGCTTCTATATTGAGCGAGATGGTACAAGTGCGTACTTTGTGGAGCGTAGCTCTGTAACAGGCGCTGTAGTAAACGACCGCATAGCGCAGGCTAATTGGAACCAAGACACGTTAGATGGCAACGGGCCGTCCGGGATTACGCTTGACTTATCCAAGTCGCAGATTCTCTACATGGACATCGAGTGGCTGGGATTGGGTACAGCGCGGATGGGATTCATTATTGATGGGGTGTTTGTCCCGGCACATAACTTCAACCATGCCAACTTGACCACAACCACGTACATCACTACTGCCTCGCTGCCTTTGCGCTATGAGATGAAGAACACGGCGGCAACGGCAAGTGCCAGTACGCTAAAGCAGGTTTGCTCGACGGTAATTTCAGAAGGCGGCTTTGCATTATCAGGCTTACAACAGGCGATTGGTATACCAATCACAGCCCCGGTAACGCTGACCACTGCGGGAACCTTTTACCCACTTGTTTCTATCCGACTAAAGACCACCAGATTAGACGCTATTGTTGTTTTGACAGCATTATCTATCTTGGCACTAACCAACAACGTGAACTACGAATGGCGTTTAGTGGCTTCTGGGACTACAACCGGTGGTACTTGGGTGAGTGCCGGGACGAACTCGGGGGTGGAGTACAACATTACTGGCACGTCTTTTACCCCCGGACGCGTCTTGGCGTCGGGCTACACGCAGGGGTCGAATCAAGGTTCTTCGACAATTGATATTCTGAAGGAAGCCCTGTTTGCTAACCAGCTAGAACGTAATGGGCTGACCGGAACCCCTTTTGAGTTGACGATAATCGCTGCGGCTTCAAGCAACTCCGCCACAATTTTGGCGTCTATGGACTGGGAAGAAGTTAGCCGATAACCGCATTGAAGTGCTAAACTTCTTACAATTGACAATGAGGTGAAATTATGGGTGCTTTGCTCGCCGCTCCCGCCGCTGCCGCTACTACAGCGACTACTACCGGGGCGCTTACCACTGGATTAACTGCGGGGTCTATTCTTGGTACAGGCACTGCGACCTCAGGCTTGCTTGGCGGTCTTGGCCTAAACGCACTGGGGGGTATGACCTCTGTATTGCCTGCCGCCGCTGCCGCTGGGCCTTCACTTGCGCTACCTACACTTGCGACCAAAGGACTAACCGCCGCAGCAGCTCCGGGTATCTTTGCTAAAGCCGCACCTGCACTGGGTGGGCTACCTGCGGGCACTACGATCCCCACTGCGTTTAACGCCGCCACTCCTTTTGCTAATGCTGCTTCTGGGTTGAGTAAGGTGGCTTCAGCGGGGGCAAACCCGGCTTCATGGAATGCTGTTAACCAAGCGGTAGGTATGGGCAACCTTGGCACAAAAGCGGGGAGTCTGGCACCTGAGATGGTAAAAGCGTCTCAAACAGTATCAAGCCAGCTTGCGAATCAAGTTCCTCAACAAACACCCGGCCTAGTAGAAAACATTCGAAACTATAAAACGATGACAGAAGGCGCAGCTAATATGAGCTACCCTCTGGGCAAACAAGGTTTATCTGCGAATGCTGCTCCGTTGCCGCCAAGTTCTCCCATCATCAAAGGCGAGAACTTCCTCTCAAACTTAGGCAACCTGATCCAAAATCCAAGTATGGATGCGGCAGGTGACTATATAAAAGAGCACCCAATGGCAACAGCAGGGGCTGCGTACTTGGCGCTAAAACCGAAAGAAAAAAAGCCACCTGCGGAAGACTTAGGGACGATCCGCCC